TCGTCCGTCAGATCGCCACGCATGCCACTGGTCTCCGCAAAGACCAGTGTTGAATCACGTCCCGGTGAGTTTGGGAATCCCCTTTGTCAACAGGACCTAATGTCTGAATATCAGCGTTTATTCCCCGTGCGGTGTCCAAACCAGCATTAACGGCTGAATTACGATCAGCCGTATTTTTCAGATTGGCAGCCTTGGCATCATCTTTGGAGATTTGATCCTTCAGCTGACCGATTTGAGTTTCCAGGGATTGAATTTGAAGGGCGTTCCCATTGGAAAAATCGGCTGACGCAGGTACCCCTTTAAGGTCATCAAGTTTTTTTTGTGCGGCGGCCAGAGCCTGTCCCGGTGTATCTTCTTTTCCCCATTTCCCCATAGCATCCCAGGCATCGCTTGCGGCACTCGAAATGGCCCGCCATGCTTTTCCCAGATTTCCCAGTCCATCGTCAGCCAGTCCGCGTAATTTCGATTGCAGGGCTTCTGCCAATTCAGCCTGGGCTTTTTCTTTTTCACCCATTTTGGACATCAACTCGATGTGTTCTCTCTGAACTGGCGTCAAAAGAGTGAGTTGATCATCAAGGTCACGAGCAGCTTTGGCCGGATCGGCCAATGCCTTGGCTAATGCGGCCGCAGCCTGGGTGGCATCAGTGCCGGTCACTACGGCGTAATCACGGGCCGTGGCGATGATGGTCTTATAGGCCTCGGCACCAATGGACCCGGCCTGCATCATGGCTGCCTGCATAGACCGAGCTTCACGGACGGTTGTTTGTCCCATGCTGCTGGACGACTGAGCCATGGATTCAAGTTGGGTTTTGGTTAATCCGAGCGAATCACCAAAAACCCTTTGGGATACCGCCACTTCCCGCAATGATGAGTCATGTGCCATGACAGCACCGGCAGTAACGGCCAAAGCGGCCATCAAGATCAAGACCGCAGACCCAGCAAAAACTGCGCCCCGTCCCATCTGGGTAAGACCGTAAATGACGTCCGGCAAAGGGGTCGCCATCATCTGGAAGCTGCCGCCGGTCGCCATCGCGACCTGTCCCATATTCATTAAATTAGTCACGACGATCCGCCGACCCATGGCGATCTGACCGGCGGAGGCTTCTGCCGCATGACCGATCTGATCCAGGCCATTTTTGACCATGCCAGACATTTTGGCATGTTCATCCTGGGTGATGACACCAGTGGCCATCCATCCATTTAAAGTCTGGATTTCAGCATTTGCACGGCGCGTGACGGCTGCGACGGGATCCAGCTGATCTCGCCACTTCTGAATGGCAGTTGCCTGAGCCGCCGCAGCTTGTTCAGCTTTGATCTGGGCAGATGCCAGCGCATCCATATCTGCCTTTGACCGCCGCAGGGCCATTCCATAGGCATCGTATCCTACGATGACTTCATCTATGCCACTGACATATCCAGACACCTGCTGACGGGTTTTTTGCAGGGCAACGGAAAAGTCAGACGTAGTTTTTATTGCAGATTGAACGGATTTTTCCGTATTACCAACTGATTTGGTGGCATTTTCCAAACCCGTGGCAACGGCTTCGACCTCTTTTCCGGTGTTTGTGATGGATTTCGATGCTGTATCACAGACATCCTGAAGTCCCCTGGTCGCAGCACTGGCATCATCCGCCGCTTTGATAAGGGCAGAAGCGTCACCGGTGATCTTCAGGCTGACAGTCAGAGTCACAGCTTTTTCCTTAGCTCCGCTGCGGCGGATAAGGCCGCCCTTTCCATGGTCTTCAGATCCTCAAAAAGCGCCCGATTAGGATGAAGTCCTAAAAATTTCATCACGCTGAGAACGCCGGTGAAGTCCAGTCCGACACCAATCCCATCGGCGAATCGCCACTGGGTGTCACAGTTTTGAAAAAGATCAAATGGCGTCCAACAATCTGCGTGAATCACGAACGGCTGGCTTTGCATTTGACGCTTTACAGATTCGATAACGTCATCAGGAGCGCCGCTGACCATCAGGTCCTGGATCGTCTGGTCATCGTACCCATCCGATCCCAGGACCCAATAGCGGGCGGCGTCGATCAGTTTTTTTGGCGGCGACCGTTCAAAGCGGACGTGTAGGCTTCCCACAGGCCGCCCTTGATGTAGGGAATGGCCAAAACTTGGTCGCGCAGTTCATCGGTATAGGGAATCTGATTGCCATCTTCATCGACTAGGTCGAAAAGATCTTTGATGGACTTCGTCAGGATCAACTGGCCCAGATCAGTATCCTGATCGCCGGACGAGCGATGATCCACGGCCATGGCGTTCACCTGGTCGGAGTTCAGAATTTCAAACTTGGCCCGGAACTGACTTTTTTCAAAGCTGCCGCCATCCCGGGGAACCGAAACCGTCACCGGCCACACAACGACCGGATTACCATGCTTGATCGTCAACATGTTTTTTTCCTTTACTTGAAGGTGATAGAGAATTCGTCATCGCCGGCCATCGGTTTCAGGCTGAACGGCAGGGTCATGACAACCAAACCACTGTCATTCGCCTTCTGCGGTTTGCCCATCTGAGCTGCCGGGGCTGACAGAATGACGATGTTGCCAGCCACAGTTCCATGGACGATCTTCAGAGCTCCTTTCGTCCCGTTTGCCGCAGCAGAAAAGGGGTCCAGAATGCTCAGATCCAGATCATCGATTACCCAGTCAGACGTAGCCGGATGGTCCGTGATCTGAATGCTTTCAGAATTTACACGGGTGATAAAACTGGGATTGGCCCCATTGCTGAAACTGGCCGATTTCAGGGATACCTGCTTGGCGTAGATCGACGTTTCCGGCGTGACGTTCTTCGACGGGATCACTGGCTTGATAAAGGTGTCATACGATGCCGTCGGCAGAGTGACGCTGGCGACGCCGCCAAACAGGCCGATAAAGCTGAACTTAATCGACGGAATTGCACTGCCTTGGATACTGGTCGTGAACGAGCCGCGTGCCCCAAGAACCTTGTGCAGCGTCCCATCGATGTTGACATAAATCGTCGCGGAGTCGAACCCGCTGGATACCGGCAGATATTGAACCGAAGTGCCCGCAACGATAATCTCGCGCATGGCACAGGCTTTGATCACCGGACCATAGGCCGGAGGTGTTCCCGCCAGACCAGACCCAGCCAAATTGACGGTGAAATCCAGCTTGACCTGCAAGCCGACCAGTGAGGACTCACCGGCCCCCATCCAAGGTGTCGCCGATTCCTGCTGGACATCCTGGGCTTCCAGCGGCGTGATCGACAGTTCCAGGGCCTGGATCGCCTTGGTGGCATCAGGAGCCGCGTCTTGGCCGTAAACCGTTTCCAGGCCGAAAAGCACAACCTTTTTTTTCCAATATTTCATGGCTTACTCCTCGCTTTGGCGGGTGTGGCCATCCGCACTTTTTTGTGAATCGGTGATGTGATCTTTAGGATCATGATCCGTAGGCGGGGTTATCATCACTTCCTCTCCCGTTTCAGGATCGACCATAAAAGTCCCTCCGCTGGCCATTTCAGCCTCCTTGGTGGTAAGTTTTGATTTGAAATTCATCGACCCACCAGATTCCGCCATTATTGAAGTCGGCGAGATAGCCACGGGATAGGGCCAGCATTTCACCGCTGGTGCGGTCTGGGACGTATCCGATCAAGGTTTTCCTGGACCAATCACGGACGACCTGCAGCTGATCCATCTTGCGATCACCGACTGGGTCATTTTCAGATCGCATGAAAATCGCAAGGCCGATTCTTTCCATGATCACTTGATCACTCGACACGGAATCGACCTCGATTCCCGCCGATGCGGATGGAAAGACCCATGCGGCAGGAACTTTTTGCGCCGGGTTTTCTTGTGCCAGGGCCAGAGACAGGGATCCATGGACCATCTTAAAAGGTGATCCCGGTGCGCCTTTCAGATGAAGAATGATCTTATCAATCATGGTTTTTCACACCGAAATACAGCTCGGCCTTGCGCTGCATCATTGCCAAATCGCTTTGGCTGAGGCCCAGGAATGGACGCGCCGGGATGACGGTCAGTGATGCACCCGTCCAGCGTCTGGCCATCGCGACGATTTTCTTGTGATGACCGGCTGCGAATTGTTTGCGGATAAAGGTGCTTCCATCCTCCCTGGTGACCTTGACATCACGGAAAGACAGAAATTTCTGAGTGATTGATGACTGCGCATGGCGCTCGATGGTCGCCCCAAACTGATGGACTGGCGCATAGATCATCGGGCTGCCGATCTCGACGCCGTCAGCCGCAGGAACATAGGTGATGGTGTTCACCAGATGTCCGTCATCAACAAGGATTTTGCTGCGGCTTCCCTTGTGCTTTAAGGTCGATTTCTTCAGCGGCTTCCACGGTTTTCCATCCGGGTCAGTTCCGCTGGAAAACCGATCTTGCGTCGAGTTTTTCAGGGATTCTCCGACTTCACGAAAATACATTTGCATGTCGAATGCAGACGTGATGATCGAGTCAAAAAGTGATAGAAATTCTTTTCCATCCAGACTGAGGTTTAACGACATCGTCAATACCCCATCAAATTTTCATCGGTGAGAACGGCCTGTTTCGGTGCCGTCAGAACTCTGACGCCCGAGAACACGGATGGCGGCGCTTCAACGCGAGAAGCATCGATGGGCAGCTTGCCCGACCGGATATCATCCAGAGTCTTGATGGCATCACGGTATCCCTCGTTCACATTTTCCGTCGGCGTGAATGACAGGAAATAGCGGGCCAACTGGCAAGAAATCCGGCGAATGATTTCAGGCGGCGACGCTAGAGGAACTCGATACAAAACACACAATTTGGCATCGATGACCATATCTGCATCACGAATAGCAGCATCAATCACTACTTGATCCGCCTGACCGTCATCATCGCGATCAGATACGTCCAGAAGCCATGCCTCTCCGAACCGTAGGATAAGATCATCCACGCTGATATACATGCTGCCCTCATGGAAGTGTGTGGCCGGAAAGAATGAACCCAGAATTCTTCCCGGCCGCCCCATCAGCGGATGGGGAATCCGTTAAAACGTATGATCAGATGATGGGTTTAATGGTTAGGCTTGGCTGCCGACGCCATGCAGCAGAAAACCGGCATTCATCCCAGTCAGCAGCGGCTTGCGCTCAGCCTGTGCCGGATACATGTATGACCGCGTCGACTGGTCAAAATAGGGCGCATCCATGACAGCCCCGTTGGTCAGTGTATAGGTATAGCCGTAGGACGGCATTGCGCGCTGGAAGATATCCGGCGACTGCAGGGGGTTTTGGGCCTGCGTATTGACCCAGGCCATGACGGCATGTTCACCCCAGATGTCACAGAATTTTTGTTGACCATCATCCCAAAAATTCCGAGTTCCGACTTTGATCAAGTCAATTGCGGTCAACTGGCTTAACAATTCCAGAGTCATAAACCCATTCTGGGTCGGCAGACGTTTATAGGAGTTGGGATTTTCCTGGATGGCCAGCCACGCCATAGGCGACAGAACCAAAGAATTGGGATACCGGCCACACGACCGGCGAACAGCTTCCTTGGCCAACAAAAGATCGGTAATGGGGTCGACGCCGTGATCGAACCAGCTGTTCGCTGCCGTTTTCACCATCTTATGCGCGGCGTCGTAGTTCGAGATCGTGGTGGCCAGAATCGATTGATCATATTCCAGAACTTGGGTCATGATCTCCTGTGTCATACTGACCGCACAATTGCCCAGCGCAATACCGCTGGATTTCATGGCTTCATCGGCCAATTCCAACGGAATTTTTCCAGAGACGGCGTCCTGTTCCAGATTGTAGTTTCCGGCATCGTATCCATAAGAGACTTCGATGATCTTACTGCCCGCCTGCCGCTTGGTATTATACAGGCGGAAGGCCTCGATACCGAATTCAATGATCTTGCTGGACCGCAAGGAAACGGGAACCGCCGGGAACAGCAGAGACCCGACGCAGTCGGTATTGGAGTATCCCAAGGCCAGATTGGTCAGGACAGCATCCACGACCCGGACATTGGATGGACCGACAGGAGAAGTTTGGGTGACCATAATTTTTCCTTTCTTAGGAGGGCAGCTCTTAGGGGGTCAGCATGACTTCCAGGGGGGAGTTTTCGGCATCAGCTGCCGTCATGGCACGGCCGATCACCCGTTGGTCAGCGCTACTGACCGGAATGACCCGGCCCAGATCATCAACCGTCAGGTCATCATCCTGTGCAATCTCGCTGCCCGCGATGGCCACGACGCTTCCCATGACAGAAACGGTGGTCATTTTTCCTTGGCCGATGCTGTACTTGCTGATACCCAGAATTTTGTGCCCTTTTTTCGGACACTGACCGGATACGGTGACGGCATGACCATAGGCCACATCAAAGTCCACACGAATCGAGCGGTCATACAGTGATACCGCCGTAGGATAAAAAGACATGTCAGCCCCCCCGAGTCAGGGTTTTCAAAGCGTCGGCATAGCTCATGCCAGGGTTATTTTTCCGGAAGGACATGACCTTTGCATGCAGGTCCAGATTTTGAACCTGGGCACCTTCCGGCGCGGAGAACGTTACCGGAGTGTCAGAACTCCCCTGATCCAGTTCACCCAACTGAACCAACTTGGGATTGCGCCGCAGCCGTTTCATATAGGCATCACGCATCGTGACCTGCCCACCTTCGGCCAGCTGAATGCTGACATCACTGGTGTCCAGGGCCGACAATTCCGACAAAACGCTGTCACGCTCGCTGGTCGGCAGGCGTCCTTCACGGATCATCTGATCGACAAAGTCGGTGTTTTCGCGATCAGACAGCGCCTTTTTTTCCGCTGACAAGGCGGCCAGACCTTGCTTCAGGCTCAGTTCTTGTCGAGCCAAATCCTGTTCTTTTGCCGCCAATGCAGCCTCGCGATCAGTCGTGGTGGTCATTTTTCCTCCTTCAGAAAATGCCACCGGAGTGGCGGGTTCAGTTTCCATATCGTCATTGTTGGTTTGATCGATTCCGCAGAGGCTGACCGCCACTTGCAGATCTTGCATGTCGCTGCTGGAAATGATGGAGTCGGCCTTTTCCAAGCCAACGGCTTCAATCAGATAGTCGCGAACCTTCCCCAAGGTTTGCACAATGCCTTGCAGAACGAATGGGCATGGATCCCCATTCGAAAGTTGAATCGCGATAGATTCGTCATCCTCGGACAACTGGATGGGTTTCAGTCCCCCAACGGCAGGCGGCTTTGCCCCCAGAAATCCAAGGTGTTTCAGATAAAGCCGTCCCGGCGTGGGATTTCCCGTCATTTCGCGCCCCCAGAATGACGCTGAGACATATTTCAGGCGCTTTTTTTTCAGCAAATCAGCAAAATTGGGATCCACGTCATCAGCGTCGGCCAGCAAGACGGGGCCGGTATCCCCCGTGACCACACGGGGGCGGCTGATCCAGCCCCAGGCAAAGTCCTCATTTTTCGGATGGCCGATCACCACCGCCGCTTGACGCTGGGAGGTATCGTAGCTTGACGCCAGTTCGTGAAGATCTTCCGGGCTAATCGTAATCCGCCGCCCGCGATTATCAAAAAAAGTCCCAGGCTTCAGAATCTCGATATTGCGCAGGGTCAGATTATCGGACATTCGATTCCTCACATCACATTGGATGAGAGGACCATATCGCTTTGGCTGCATGATGATCAGGGTGAGGCATTTTCAGGGGTGATGCCGCCTGTCCCCTGCATGGTGAAGATGTTTGGATGACCTGTCAAATGACCTACGCATTGGCCGCTTTTTAACGGGGGTCTAACGGGGGGGTAATTCCATCTTGGCTACCCATGGGCCAATATTCGGCCATCGGCTTATATGTGGCTTAAATCGCTTTGATTTACATCGTCAAAATTCATATAATGGAGGCGTAGGCAGACACCGTCTCGTGTGACTGGGATCATCCGGTTCTGCCTTGGGTCAGGAAGCCACTTCTGCCCCAGGCCTTTTCCAAATCAAAACGCCTTTTCGTTGCTTGGAAAAATTGGCGTCCCGTTCCGGCGGGAACGTCGTCACGCCTGCCCACCATCCAGGACGCGACCACTCGAACACAGACAGCATTCCTGCAGCACCAGGGAACTGACCTGAAATCTTGTCAACGGTCTGCGCTTTCAAATACCGTCGACGCAAGGAAAGTCCGGTCCCATCTGTTACCCAATCCAACCAAATTTCGTCAGGGTCTTTCAGGGCATCAGCCAGCAATAACATGGCGATTTCACGCCCGTTCTTCTGAACCTTCAGATCACCATATTTTGTCTGAAACAGTTCCTTTCCGATCCCCATCAAAGTTCCGCTGACATCACGGAATGCGGCGGGCTGATCCATCGTGGCGCCAAACTCAGCTAAAAACTTTTCAATGTAGGTCTGATCCGGCAATCCTGCCGGGAGAATGCGGTCTGATGGCACCTGATGCGGAATTAACGCAGGCATAGGGCTGACAGACGATTCCTGATCAACGGCGGGAAGCGAAGTCTGCATGGGGGCGGGAACGGCACCCTGCAACCATGATTTTCCGACATTATACCCAAACCCGGTCCCAACACCCTCCGGCGTCGGCCAGTTTTCCGTTCCCATGCTTGTGTTGACATTCCGGTCTTCCAGTTGAACCGGGAGATTATCCTGTGACGTTACCGACCATCCTCTCTCCTTAAGATCGTCATCCGTCATCGTCTGGACGGTGCATCGGCACCCCCAGTCGTTCGGGGGAAAATGGGTATCCCACCATGGATCATTATATGGAAGAATGATCCCGTGATCGTCCTGAGTCCCCCATTCACGGTGCATGGGACGGGTTGCCCCATCCAGAATGGCGACATAGCGCAAATAGAGACGACGGCCTTTTTTCTCT